TTGTCATAAGTGAACGAAGTTGAATTGTATTGACGATCAATGTAGGCAATTACTTCTTCTGTTAAGAATTGTTTATTCTTTAACAACAGATCAAATGCCGCATTGGTTGAAGTTGTTTGTGTAGCAGTATTAGCAATTGGTGTAGGAGCATAGGCAATCGTAGGACCTTGCTGAATGATACTGGTAATGGTTGAAACGCTCGCCCCTATTACATTTGCTTCTGTGACTGTTGCAGATGTTATGCCAAATACTTGAGGTACCGCAGTTTGTAATTGAGCTACTGGAATATTCTGTACTACCTGACCTGCAATAGTTGACAAGTATTGGAATGCATCAATAGTCTGAGGTTGTTCGTTTGGAATAACTGTGGTGGCAGTATTCCACCAGTAGTAGTACTGAGCGTTCTGTACCGCTTGACGATTACCGCCGTGGATGAGGTCAAAGCTAACAGCATCAATTAGATAACTAACATCCCTAGCACATTTAACCTTGTTGTACTGAATACCTGGTTGAGTAGCATCTGTATAGGCAATGACTTCTTGTGCAATATATGCCTTGTTAGCATTTAAAATATAAACAGTATCATACGCACTCTGTATTCCAACAGGATAACCGTTTGGAACAATTCTGTCAGTCCACTTGCCGTCATTTTTCTGTACAATGGTTGCAATATTAGTAAACTCATCATAGATGAATTTGGCTTCAATAGGAGTACCACAGTTGGCTATAGTTGTTTGTGTACCTGTAGAATATCTAGGAACAAGATCGTCTGCAGGAGTAATGTTTTGAATAATTTTAACAGCTAGATCTCTTAGATATAGCATTGCACTAACTTCAGCCCAAGAACGAATTCTATGATCACCGCTGTGTTGTTTGAAATATTGTAGACCAGCAAAGGTTGATTGGCTATGTCCAGCCGTTGGATATAATAGATCAAACGCAATACTGTCTATGATTAAACCAAGGTCTCTACGACATTTAATTTTGTTGTAACCAAATGTTTGGAAGGTAGTATTGATCCAATTGATAGTATCTTCTTGGATAAACTGTCTATTGGCCTGTAGCAATACTTCAGCACTAATGTAGGCTTCGTCTGGATTTGATCCTACATAAATCTGAGGAGCAACACTAGGACCATTGTCAATAATATTAGTAACGATATCAAACAAGTTACTGATTGTGCCAACTGCAATTGAACCGCCAGTTAATGCTGTGTTTCGAACTTGTGAGTTTAATGCACTAGTCACACCCATAACACTTAGTAAATCTGTACAGGTCTGATTTACAACTACCTGTTTGCATAGGCTTGCAAGGTAATCAATTGCGCTAGTTGTTTGTGATTCTTGGCCTGCAATTTTGCTGACTGCACCGTTCCAATAGGCAAGACCACTTTCAACAGATTTTTGATTTCCACCAAATGCCATATCGTAGCTCATATTCTCAACTAGGATACCAACATCTCGATAACAGAATTCTCTTGAGTAGATAAACTTACCTGCGGTTGCATTAATATAGGCAATTGTTTCTGCAACAATAAATTGTCTGTTCGCTTCAAGTAGAGCACAGGCATTTTGTATTGACACTACTGGACTACGATCAACAGGCATTGGATATTTTGGACCAGCCGCAGATGGACCATTGCGTATGATATTGGTAATTGTGTCAATGCTGTTCTGTAGTAACTGTACCGTTTCTTGTGTTGATGCGTTATAGCCAACATAAACTTGTGGATATGTTCCTTGATAAGGAGTAAGGATCTGCTGTCCTAATACAATGTTAGGAATAATACCTTTGATGAAATTATAAGCCGCAGTAGTTTCTGGAATTTCTTTAGGAATTGCAGATGCCGCACTGTCATAGCCCCAGTAGTACACACCAGATTTGATACTCTGTTTGTTACCGCCGTTTAACAAGTCAAAGCTAACACTGTCAAGAATATAGCCTACATCTCGGTAGCAGGTGCTGGTATTAAATTCAAACGCAGGATACTTGTCGTAAATGTAGTTAACGGTCATTAACTGTATTGTTGCAGTATTAGCTTGAATAGCTTTGTAAGCCGCCCATGTAGCCGCATCTGTACTAGTTGTTAAATTGTTAGAAACAATTTGATCAGTTACGCCAGCAGTTCCGTTAATTAAAATATTTGTTACAGTATTGAACAATGTTGCAATGGTTCCTGTAACACTATAAGCACTAACTGATTCAACAAGACTAATTACAAGATCTCTTGCATAGTTAATTGCTTCTGTAGTAGTTGTTAATTCGCCTTGTATAGCACCAGTACGACCTGCATCTTGATTCCAGTATTGTAGACCAGCAAATGTACTTTCGCTTGCAGAATGATTATAAACTGTAGAATACATTAAATCAAGTGCAATACTGTCAATGATTAATCCTGTATCACGAGCACATTTAGTTTGATTATAAACAAATGTTCCTGTGTTAAATGTTTGGTCAACAAAGGCTACAACTTGTTCTTGTAAGAAAGGTTTATTGGCCAACAACAATGTACGAGCATCGAAGAACCCTGGATCTTGTTCAGTTACTTCTAAGCTCATTCCTAATTCAATAGTACCTGTTGATACTGAAACTACAATTGATGTAGTATTAGCATCCCATGATGCTGTACCTACTGCATTAGGTACTTGAATTGTTTGATTAGGTATGAATAGCGTACCGTCTTTTAACCAAGGGCCGCTTTGATTAGTACAGTTTTGAATATATGGTGAATGGAATAAGTCGATTCGTGCATCACCAGTTTGTGGAGGAAACGCTGTAGCATAAGCACCGCGGTTAGTACCGGCTGTGTATTGACCTTCTAATAGTCCACTACGACCATTTAAGAAATTCATGAACGCAAGATAGCAACCACTGTTTACATGGAACAAGTCTTGTGTTTTGTTAATTGGTTCTAAGAAAGTTGTACGCAGATCTGAACCCATAACACTGGTGTATGGTTTCATTTCTAAAGGATTGTTTTCTAGATAATGTCCTGGACTAACACGAATCTGTGTACCTGATTGATAGTAAGGACTTTGCATTGCGCCGCCGACTGTGCGGCATGCACGGCTAGCATCCATTGCACGACCATCGTTAGTGTCGTCTCCGTCCACGGTAACATATAGTACATTGGTTACAACGGGTGCTGTACCAATTGGATTTTTACCTCTTACACGGATATCACCAAAGATATCTGTCATTGGTACATCAGGTTTGATCTGAATATCTTCGCCAGGATTACTTGTTAGAATATTAGTGTAGATCTTCTCAAGATATGCTTCTTTCCATCGAGCGGCTGCTTCACCAATCTTGAATTGATTGTCTGCATTAGGATAAATGTTTGCACTGGCAACATCACCTAATACATTTAAATTATTACCTAGGTTAACTTCACCAACAATACCTGCACCACCAGCAACAGTCAATGCACCTGTAGTTGGGCTTGTGCTAGGAGTAACTGCCGCAACATTTATTTGATCAGCAGTGAATAAACCAGTAGAAGGGTTATAAGTTAGTCCACCTTTTACACCAACATTGTCACCATATAGATAAGAACCAACGCCTAATTGATCCGTAAATGTAGGATAAAATACTTGGTCAACATTAGTAGCAGTAACAATTAACTGCTGAGATGTAGTTGCTTGACTAATACGACCATAAATGTAGCCACCGACGTTCAAGTCTTTTTCAATACCAACACCGCCAGCAACATATAGCTGTGCTAGTGTTCTTTGATAGGTACCGTTTGGAGCACCGTAGGCAATATAACCTGGACCAATGTAGACATTGTCATCTTGACCAGTTGGGTTAGGAGGACTACCGACGTTATGAGGGCCAGGTAAAATGTGAATATTAGTAGCTGTATCACCAAGAACCTGTAGTGTTCCTGTAATAATTGCGTTACCACCAACTGTAGCGTTTCCAGAAATATTGGTCTGAGTAGAATTAATAACTGTTGTACCGGTACCGGCATTAACTGTTATATTACCGCCACCACTAATAGTAATATCACCACCACCGGTAAGATTTACATTCCCGCCCGGTGCAGAAATTCCATAATTACCACCTGGGGTAGTTGATCTTGTTCCTGAAACTCTTACTGTAGACATTTAATATTCCTTTAGAGTATTTATTGTTTTAGTGAATTCGCATTTCAACCAAACCAATATATACCCCATCTTTATGAGGCCAATGTGGATGACTTTGAAATCTCAGTAAAACTCCAAAGGTTGGATCCATTATATTTGCGCTTGTTAACTCTTTTGTATTCCATAAATCAGTATCACTGCCATATACCTTAACAGGATCAAGATTTAAATTTGCTCGTGTATCACCTATAGTATCACCTAATACTAGTTGTACGGTGTCGTCTGTAATTCTTGCTCGACGATTCATTGTCAATCTAAGTTCAATACCTGAAATTGTATCAGGTACATTATTAAAATTAAAGCCTTGTAGTTTTAAAAACCAAGTCTTCATTGTTACATCAGTCTTAGGACTTCGTGCTATATGTTGAAGATCTTTAACAGTTCTTAAAGCAGTGAAACTGGTTAAATTATCCCATGCTACATGTACATCATTTGCACCGGATTCAGGATATTGAGAAATTTGGGTAGGAAGTGTCCAGGTAGTGGTCATACCAATATTTACCTGATTTCAAACTATACGCACAAAATGAAAGGGCTCCGAAGAGCCCTTTGTAGTGTTAATTTTTTTAAAAATTAAACATTAGCAATAGTAACAACTGTACCAGTTGCAGAACCTAAAGTCCAACCTGTAGCATGACCGTTAGCAATCAAGAAACTGCCAGTAGCTGTTGATTGAGTTAGAACTGCTTTGTGTGCTGTTAGTTTTGTAACATAGTATGTACTACCGTTCCAATCTGTTGCAACTAGGTTCATTTGACCAGCTGTTAATGTGCTTGTGTTTACAAGTTTACATTGACCAATACCTTCACTAGTTTTAACTAGATAACGATGGCTAGCTTCTTGCTTAACAATGTCAGCAAGTTTAGCACCAGTACCGCCATTTCTTGCCAATAGGTATGCATTGACTTTAAGTGCATTGAAATTAGATGCAGTCAATGAAACAGAATCGGCAAATCCAGAACCTTGATCACTAAATGCAATAGCCAATGAAGCAGTTGTTAAACTCATTGTTTTAAACAATGTAACAGAGTTTGTTCCAACGGCAGTAACATAATTGCTAGCTTGCATGCCGTATGGAGCATCTGCTCGCATACCTACATAGATTCCGGCAACGCTTGTCATATTTGTTAATGTATAACTTGCATTTGTTGCGGTACCAACGGTGTTGACAGTTGTTGCAGGAGTTGCTGAAACTGTAGGAGCAGATATGTAACCTGTACCTTTATTATCAATAACTACAGCACTAATACCAAATGCACCTGTACCGTTAGCTGTAAATGTTGCATGACCTGTTGCACGAGTTCCTGTCGGTTCCTGTGGTGCAGAAAATACTATTGTTGCACCTCTTGAATAGTTTGTACCAGTGTTACTGACTACTACGCCTGAAACACCTTCACCGCCGATACCGCTGTTGATACCAACATTTTTAAATTGTTCGTTGTTTAAGTTACCAAAAAATTTGGCTTTAATTGGACGTCCCATTTTGTTTCTCCTTGAATTTAGACAGTTCTATTGCCTACGCGGTGGGGACCGCATAAACCCCTTTCGGGCGAACAAAGTTATTTAGTAGATCTTTGACTATTAGATTTTTATTTATTGTATACTCAACAAAAAAGCGGCCAAAGCCGCTTTTTTATTTGCTTTAATAAGCAGTTCAATATTACTTGAAGCTTACATTTGCGCTTGTGATTGCAACTTTACCTAGGTAATCGGCAGCGTTACCTAGAGAAGAAGCAGTATTTGTCAACTGGACATAGCCGTAGCGTGTCAAGAAGCCAACTACTGGTTCGAATGTTGCTGGATCAAGAACAACACCAGAACTCATCAATGGAATATAAGGGCAATAGAACGCAGCCGCATCAGCTTCGCTAGCACCTTTATAACCGATAAGAACTTGGTTAGCATCATCTGTGTCGCTCTTATAAGCGTCAACATAGATACGCATAGCACCATTCAATGTACCAACAAACTTAGTGTTTGTAGGAGCTTCGAATGTACCTTCTGTTGTACGAGCAAATGCGCTTGTAGTAGCAGATTGTAGAATTGTCAATGCTTGGTTAGAAACAACAGCCCAGTTACCTGCGCCACGACGTGTTCTTTGAGCGATCAAGTTAGAAACACGGTTGATTTGAATTGCCAAAGCGGCGTGTTCATCACCAACGAATGTTGCTGTACCAGATACTAAAGATTGGTCATAAGTTTCTTCAATATTAGCTAGGCCACGAAGACTTGCTAGAATTTCTTGGTCGATTTCAGCTGTAATTTCTTGAGCTAAAGCGGCCATGATTTCTGCTTCGATATCGATACCTTGTTGTGCTTGTGCGTCTTGAGCAGCCTCGAATGTCCAACGAGCAGATAGCTTGCGGCTCTTTGCTTCGACTGGTGTTTTCAAGATTTGAATGCTCATGCGCTTGCCTGGTTGACCTTCTAGTTGTGATGTTGTGTTAGCCGCTGGGTTAGCGTCAACATTGTTACCAGAATATGCACTAGCAATCTTGAATGGGCTTAGAGCTTCTTCACCTGCTGTTACATTATCTCCAGAGTCTGCGTAACGAACACGCAATGTATGGATTTGACCAACTGGACCAGTCATTGGCTGAACGCCGATGATCTCGTTGGCAATAACTGTAGGCATAACACGACGGATAACTGGTAGAATAACACGGTTAAGTGTTGCTACATTACCTGCACTTGTTGCACCTGCTGTTGCGCTTTCAGCCAAACTACGGCGTGTGTTCTCTAGGCAAACTGCCATAGAAGCACGACGGTTACCTTGTAGGCCTTCAAGCAGAGCTTCTTTGGTCTCTGACCATCTTTCATTTAATAGTTGTGACATTTATGTCTCCTTGAATATAAATTATTTTAAACCCGCCAACTTGCGGATGTCTAAAATATTGTCTAAGCCTACCTCGGGCTTGCTTTCACGATTTCCTGTTACTTCTGTGCCTTCGCTTAACATTGCTTTCTTAGGAGCAACACTGCGTGTTTGGCCTTCCATAACTGCTGGTAGGTATTTGTCAAAAGACTCTGTAAGTTTCTTAGTCTGTACAGACTCAAGAAGTTCTTTCATAATCTCTCGCTTGTCAGCACTTAAAGGTGCCAACAGCTCACTCATAACATTTTTGCGTTCCATCAAATCTTTTGTAACGCGAATTTCGCGTTGCGCAGATTCTACTAGGTTTGCTTTTTCTGCTATGGCCTGCTTTGCTTCTGCTAATTCAGTTTCTTTCTTCTGAATAATTTTTAACAATTTACTTGTTTCAGATTTTTCATTTAGATACGAACCAGCAAACTCTTGTGCAAACGCTTCATAAATTTTACGACCAAAATCGTTTTCACGGCTACTGTCAATATCTTCTTTCAATTGCTTGATTTCAGATGTTAACTTTTTAGTAACTGTGTTTTCGACGACCTTAGCGGCACGCTTTACAAAGTTTTGCTTGATATCTTCAAACTTGCTCTTTGCTTCACGAACTAACTTAACTTTAGTTTCAGCTAGATCTTTTTTGTCAACTGCAAATTCATTGATTTCTTTAGCTAGAGCATGTACAACGAATTGCTCTAACTTACTAAAGTTCTCAGAAACTTTCCTACGATCGTTTTGGAACTCTACTAACTCTTTACCTAATTGCTTCATAACAAAACCTTCTAGCTTTTTAGCATCTTCTGTTACCTTAACTTGGTAACGAGCTTTTGCTTCGGCTAGGGCCTTCTTGTCTTCATGCAATTCAGACATCTCAGCAGCCAATCTATCGCTTAACATCTTGTCGATTGCTTCTACCATCATGCTTTTATCATGATTGTATTTTTGTGCAAATTCTTCACGAAGTTCTGCGGTAACTTGGTCGCGATTCTCTTTAATTTTTTCAGCAAAGGCAGACTCAATAACAGATTTTGTTTCTTCTGTCATTACTCCTGACTCGACTAATTGTTTGAATGCGTCCAACATTTATATTTCTCCTCGGGCTTATTTTAGACCTTTAATAATTTGAAGTAATGATTCCTTCAAATATTTCTGGGCCTTTGGATCTTCTTTAACTTCTTGTGCCACTAAAAACGCTCTGTTACCACCGCGTGTGTTCATTAAATGTTCATACACGGGAGTAGGATACGCTCCTGGCGCACTGGGTTGAGCAACTACGTCTACTGTGATAATTTCAAAATCGGATACATGGCCGTTCATGTCGTTAACATTGCCGCTACCACGAGAACTTACACCAAGTTTTACTCCGCTTTCAAGCATAGTACGCACTAAGTTACCCATCGGTGTAGGTAAAATTTTCATCTTACCATAACCATTAGGACCCTCCATCCACATTTGAGTAATCATATGGGATACACGGTCCAAATTCACTTTAAGATCATCTGGATGATCAACTTCGCCTAGGACACTATAACCATTTTGAATCTGATCATTAAGTGTCTTAACAGCTCTTTCAATTTCATCTACAGGATATACACGCTGATTAGCGTTACGGATACCACCTTGGATAGCAATGCCTTTTAGATAAAGGCTTTTGCCGTCCTTGTCGTCAGACTCAAGAATGACTCCAGCCTGATCAAAACTTAGGTGTTCGCGTAGATATGAAATTTGTCTCATCCAGTTTCTCTAATTATTTGCTATGTTGTGGAAGGAATTGACGTTTTGTAGCTGGGTCAATACTTGTTTGACCTGCTTTGTCACCTGTACCAGCACCTACTGGGCCTGGACCAGAACCTTTCTTCTCAGCACCGTGCCCGCCAGCAACTTTAGACAAGTTTTTTACACCCATCTTGCCGCCTGGAACATTACCGTTGATGCTAGCAAACTTCTCACCCTTTTCTGGAGTGATACCTTTGTTTACTTTACCTGGAGTTGTTCCGGTATTGCTTTGACCTTCAGTAGCGCCTTTAGCGATGTTAGCCGCTGTAGCACCAGTTGTTGGCTTACCTTTGCCAGAACTGATTGGGCTACGGCCTTCAACTGGAGCACCGTCTTTTTCACCAGTGCCAGCACCTAGGTATTGACCTTGTGTTTTCATGCTGTTCTTTTCCCAGTCGTTGCCAACTTTCTCAACATACTCACGAGTTAAACGACGACCTTCCATGAAGCCCATACTTTCGTCTTCGTCACCGGCTTCGTCACCTTCTTCGTCACCAAATTCTGGTTCCATTCCCATTTCGCCTTCTTCGTCACCTTGTGCGGCTTCTAGTTCGGCAAATGCGGCTTCTAGTTCAGCGATAGCATTTTTAATATCAAAAATTGCTTTATCTTCTTGACCTTCATGACCGTGTTCGTCATCAGCTGGAGCATCGAAGTTGTCGCCATCAGCGGAAATTTCACCACCGAAGTCGTCTGTTTCGTCGCCAGTTTCATCAGCGTCCATCATGTAAGAATCTTCTAATTCTTCTTGACCTTCGTCCATTTCTGTGTTTTCGTCATCCATAGACTCTTCAACATCGTCATCCATAGACTCTTCAACATCATCGTCTGTAGATTCTTCAACATCGTCATCCATAGACTCTTCAACATCATCGTCTTCTTCAGCGA